ACCCAATGTTGATAGTAAAATATTATTTTTGGGTACCCCACAATGCGAACAAAGTATTTTAAATAAATTACAGGATAGGGGATATAAAATAAGGTATTGGACTGCTCGTTATCCTTCAGAAAAACAAATTAAAAGTTATGGTGCTAATCTTGCACCAATAATTAATAATACTTGGACATCAGATTTAGTTGGTAATGCAACTGACCCAAAAAGATTTGATGAAACAGATTTACTTGAACGTGAAGCTAGTTATGGAAAATTGGGTTTCAATATGCAATTCCAATTGGACACAACATTAGCAGACATAGACAGATACCCAATTAAATTAGCAGACCTAGTTATTATGTCATGTAATCCAAATGATGCGCCAGAAAAAATAGTCTGGGCGAGTTCACCAGAATTAAGACATGATGATTTACCTGTGGTTGGTTTACAAGGCGATAATTTTTATAGACCCATGCAAACACAAGGAACTTGGCTTCCTTACCAATCAGCTTGTATGTCTATTGACCCATCTGGCAAGGGTCGTGATGAAACAGCTTATGCAATTACAAAAATTTTAAATGGAAATATTTTTCTAGTTGCTTCTGGTGGTTTCAACGCAGGTTATACAGACCACGTTTTAAATAAATTAACTCAACTAGCAAAGAAACATAAGGTTAACAAAATTCTTATTGAAGATAATTTTGGTCAGGGAATGTTCGGACAATTACTGAAACCATTTTTAGCGAAGCAATTCCCTTGCACCATAGAATTGGTACGTCAAACCACCAATAAACATAGACGTATCTTAGATACCTTAGAACCTTTGATTAGTCAGCATAGACTTGTCGTTGACCTAGCGGTTGTTAAAGACGACTATGAATTGACCAATAGTTTGTATTCACCTGAAACTGCTCTAAGGTATCAACTAATGTACCAACTAAGCAGATTACAAAAAGGAAGTAATACTTTGCTGCAGGATGACAGAATAGATGCACTACAAATTTCCTGCCAACATTGGATTAGTAGTTTGGCTAAAGACGATGAAATGGCTTTAAAACAACGTCAGGAAGACCAATTAGATGCCCAATTAGAGAGATATTGGGGTGTAGGTAGACCAAATTCTTGGATTAGACTTTAGGTTCCCCTATTAGAAGCAACAGATGCACTAAAGTACCCCTATTAGAAGGAACACCATTGTTGCTTCAGAAAGGAAAATTATAATGTTGTTTTTAAACCAAGATTGTTCTTACCCAGATGGTACTTATCAATTTAGCGTTAAATACCCATATTATATCGCTATTAGAATACCTAAAAGTAATGAAGACAATCAAAACAAACAATACTACATCTCAAAACAGAGTGACAGAAACTTCAAACTTATAGAAGTTAAAGAGTTATGTAGGTTATTAGAAACCTGTTAAGGTTCTATAAACCTGTGGTTTACCAAATTTTACCAATGGTGATATACAGGTTTTGTAATTAAGCGCCACCTTAGAAAAGACGATAAAAAAGACCATAAAACTGACACCTATAGAGTTTCGAAAAAGTGTTGATTTTGTTGTCTTTTTAAATAGGTACCACTATGGAAGAAACTATAGTTAATACTATAGTGAACTATAGATATTAAGATTACACCAACATCAACAATCTTAGATTAGCAACTTGGTCTTATACTTAATGTAAAACTATATGGATAAAGAAAATAACAAGGTGATATACCTAAAGTCTCTCTTTAAGACATTTAAACCGAAAGAGAAACTTCCTGAAGACCTAAAGATTGAAATGGCTAAACTTAATCTTGTTGTTGATGAAGATAAAAACAAACCTTTAAATCCACTTAAAGATGCTAGAGCAGGTCGTAAGTTTATTTTAGATAATATGGAAGACTTTCTAAATTATGCTGTCAATTATTCACTGATTGACCGAATGAGAACCAAATGTCCTTTGGACAAGTGGGAATAATTTGACACAAAAATCTGAGAACTAGAACGTATATACAAATTTTTAAATTTCCCCATATGCCTATGGTTATTTTTTGGTAGGGGTATACCCATGTTTCACATGGAAATGCAACATTGTTGCATGAAAAAGTGATAGTTTTATTGTTTTCCGCCAGTTCGCATAAGACTATGAAACTAATGCGAAGGTTTTTCCTTGAAATTTTACCTAATTTGGAAATGCAACTGCAAATTGCATCAAAAAATTTCTTGAAATCATGTCTCTCATTATCTGTTTAGATAACTAGAGAGACTTAACTGTAAGGAGTTAATATGATTATAAAAGTGTGCCAACACTTAGCTGAAGGTAATCCAATGTTAAAGTCTAGCAAACTCAAAGACGACTTGGAACTTCATCAAAAGGAACTAACGAGAATACTCACTAAACCTTTTGAACCCAACTTTATGCAGCACATAATCGTTGAAGATGAAGTAGAAGATTTAATCTGAAACATTAAGTTATACCTACTTCTATACATATCTAATCTTGTCTTACCGACAGGGTTGATTTATCGCTTGAAAAATAATATTATCATGTTCTACTGTTGTTCTGTTGAATTTCTATTATATTGTATATATAAAGGCAAACTACACAACATATAGTGGAAATCCTGCTAGGATTAAAAAGTAAGCATTATGGTAAAAAAAGCATATTTATATTCAAAGAACAACAAAATTCATAAGGGTTATGAAGACCATTCTTTATTATCTATTTTTTCTGAAAATTTGATAGTTTTTTGGTCATACCTTAAAAACCGATTTCATCACATACGACAAAAACAAACGACTAAAAGGAAGGAACATCAGAATATATTAGTGACGTGTTCTAATGCTAGGGGAGTAAACCTTCATCAATTGGGAACTGGAAATAACGTCTGTAGCCAGTCTACTAAGAAATACAGCAACATAACCAGTCGGCATCTGTAAATATAATACTTGTAGAATATCTACAATAATGTATGCACAAGTGTTGACATATAAAAAGGAAGCATTAGTATGCAAAATAGTAAGTTAAAAACAAAAAAACTAACTAAGGTTTGTATTATGATAGCGACTGGGTTCTGTACGTGTTGGAAGTTCTTTAGAACAGCGACACCTTTTAGAAACGTGCAAGATTTTGATTTTCACGTTAGAGACCTTCGTTGCGAATATGATAATGCTATATCATATCAACACTTCAAAAAGAAAAATCCGAAGTGGTATGATAAGCAACATATCGTAGACGAAGAAACAGACACAGTCACAAATCATGTTAGACTTGGTGATTTGTTATTAACATATTCTTTCGAAAATTATATTCGTAAGAATAGTATTCCACCTTGTTGTAGAGAAAAGACTTCTACAATAGTTTGGAGAGAGTTAATTAGCAAAACCATCAAATCTCATAAACCTGCCTTAGTTATTGACTTAGACAAAGTCAAAGAAAGGAAGCAGCAGGTACAACATGAGACCAGACCAAGTAAACGAAACTTGTAGAAATCTTGAATTTGATTTCTTGTTCTCGGAGTACATAAAGAAGTATCGTACATCTATTAAGGGTTTGAAGAAGCACCCAGTTGGAACATCTTTCAGCAATGGAGTGGCTTTACAGCAGTACTTTACTTTTAAAATAATCCTTACGTTGCCTAATGGTGATATGACTACAGAAAATATTTCTGATAGATACCACAAATTTTTAGGCACAGGGATTGCACAACCTAGTTTAGTTCGAGCATTACATGCGCTTGATACAATTGGATTAATTAAATTTGTAGATAATCCTTTTGACAATCGAATGAAATCTATTGGACTAAGTAAGCAAGGCAAAAAAATGCAATATCTATTCATGGGTAGCAATAGAGTTTATCCGCAAATGGAAACTGCGGTAACCCAAACGAGAAAGGGTACTGCTTCCTTGTGGAGTGCATAAATCATAATGGAAAGGAGTATATTATGATAAACATAAGAAGACCTTACCTTCCTGAAAAGGGTGGAATAAGGTTTAGAGATAAAACATTAGCTTCTTTACAAGTGAGTGCTTCTAAGCATCACATTGTAGATGGAAAAAAGAAGTTAGTAAGAACATCTGAAACTGTAAAGCTAGAACCTTTTACTGATGAGAAAACTTTTAACATCAGTTTTAAGAAGGCACTAGCAGAAGCAGAAACTAAAAAGAGAGCATTAGATGCTAAAGTTTCTTCTAAAGGTGCAGGTGTTTTAAGAAATTCCAAAGTTGCTAAGATAGGAACTTTTGGAGCAGCACTGGATGCTCTATGGAATAGTCAATATTCTAAACAAGAGCAAACAGCTAATACAAAAATCTATATCAAAGACGTATTAAATTTCTTTGACAAAAATAAGAAATTAAATAGTTTCGATATAGACCAAATAGATGAGTTTAAAGTTCACATTAAAAATGTGATAGAAAATAGAACTCATTGCGGAAGTGGTACTGTTGCTAATAGCAGTATTAATAAAAGATTAGGTGTCATTAGAGAAACGTTCAGATATGCGTTAAAGCATAGAATGATGAACAATGATGATTTACCTAATCCTGACGTTAGGAAAAAAAATATGGGTGTAGAAGATTTAAGTCGAAGTGAACCTTCTATTAAACCTATGCTTAATGTTCAGGAAGAAAGTCAGCTTATTCAACAAGCCAGAGATAATGGTGATGAAGAATATGCTGATGCTCTCATTTGGCTATTTGATACTGGGATGCGCCATGATGGAGAATTAAATGTCATTAAATATAGTGACGTTAATTTAAAATCAAAAAGCATTTCTTTTCAAAGAAGAAAGACAGGTGGTAACTGGAGTGTAATTCCATTAACACAAAGATGTCTTGAAGTCGTAAAACGTAGAAGTAAGTTTGCACTTGCTAATGGTGGCAGATTATGGACTTACACACGTGGTCAACTGAGACACAAGTGGGATTTGGTAAGACGTATGGCAGGATTACCAAAAAAATTTAGTTCCTACTGCACACGACACACCTGCTGCACAAGATTAGTAGAAAGTGGTCTTCCTGCTAATGTCGTTAAGGACTGGATGGGTCATAAATCAGTGATTACATCTTTGACTTATTATGCTAAAAGTTCTCCCAAACTTTTGGATAAAGCGGTCAATGCCTTAGAGACTTATAACCAAGAGTGTGATGCTACTGTTGGAGATGTTATTCCAATGTTGGGTCATAACTCTAGAAATAAGGAGAAGACTAAGAAGTAGTATATGATGATACCGAATGATAATGCGTCTGTGGAGAAATTGGCAAACTCGTTAGTCTTAGGAACTAATGTCGCAAGACTTGTCGGTTCAAGTCCGACCAGACGCACCATTCGAGAAGTTTTTATTGGTAATTATAAAAACGTAAGTTATATCATCAACAATAATTACAAATCTTGTTGCATCAGTTGTTGCATTAATGACAATTGTTGCATGAGTGACATAGGAAGGATGGCTAATAACGTAGGTTATACGCAATGCGTAAGACTTAGGAAATTATGTCATCCTTTCTACATCAACACATGTGCATATAATCTAGTAAGCACAACAATAATAATCAAAAAAACAATATCGACACATGTGCATAATTCCATGCAACATATGCAACATATCTCATGCAACAAACCACAGGTGCAGATATTTCAAACATAATAGGAACATCAATGACAATACAACAACAACAAGCTGAACTTTTACAGAAACAAATAAAAGAATTAATAAAAGTAGGTGTCGGTGGCAAATATAAAGATACCACTGATTATACCAAACAAATCCAAGATGAATTGGAATTAGAACAAGTGATGCAGAATAGGGGTGTTGAAAGATATAAAAAACAACAAACTGCAGCAGTTATTAAAACGCAAGAAAGTACGACATTGTATGGATTACAATATCAAGCAAAGTACATTTCTAAATTATCTGCACTAATTAATGAAGATATAGTTAAAACTATGTCTGGCAATTCAGGTAGACATAGAACTTCATTCAAACTGATTTGTCAGTGTCTAAATAAACTTAAATTAAATGAACAAATGCTTAAACCTAATGCGGATAATTGGGATAGTATTTCTTTGATAGTTTTGAAGAATGTCATTAATGGCATCAGTAAGAACCACACTTTAAATAGACTGTCTATAGCAATTGGTTCAGCATTAGAACAAGAAGCTAGACTGTGTATGTTTGAAGATAAAGATAAACCACTATTTCAGAAAGTATCTAAAATCTTAAACTCAGGTCAGGGGATGCAAAAGCAAAGTAAATATCTTTATAAGAAAAATGTATTTACTTATTGGATGAATAGAAACGACCTAACTTGGAAAAGATGGAGTAAAAAAGACAAGGTTCATTTAGGTACTGAACTCATTCATTATTGTGAAGTATTGAATTTAGTAACGTGTCAATTGGTTAATAAAGGAAAAAACAAAACCTTATATTACGTCAATCCTACTAAGAAGATGCTTCAAGAAATTAAAGATTTTAACAATGTCAATGAAGCAATGTATCCAGAATTTTTGCCAATGATTATGCCGCCAATGGATTGGGATTATAGTCCTTTTCGTGGCGGTTATTATGGTCGAAAATATAATCAGGAAAACAAACCTGAAGAAGTAGTCAAATCAATCAATCAAAGTAAGGAGAAAAAGTAATGCACTACAATTTGTTCAAATCAAGTAATCGAAAATATCTAGAAGAAATCAAGCATAGGGGTCACGAAATGCCTATCCTTTATGATGCGGTAAATATACTGCAGAAGACAGAATGGTTAGTAAATGAACCTGTTTATAAGGTATTTAAGCACTGTCTAGATAACAATATTCCACTAGGAAAACTTCCAGTTAATCCTGAGAGTATTGAATTACCACCTAAACCTGCAGATATAGCAACCAACAAGGATGCTTTAATTAAATGGAAGAAACTTGCAAAACCTATTCATTATCAAAAGGTGAAGCTGCAATCTAAATTTATTCAAGTTCATCAAATTAAAGCTATTGTTGAGAGATATAGAAAACTAAATAAGGGTTTCTTTTTTCCGCAGCAATATGATTTCAGGGGTCGCTTATATCCAAAACCTGCAATGTTTGAACCGCAAAGTGCTGATTATGCAAGAGCATTAATGAAGTTTAAATTTGGTAAGAAGATGGGAACTAATGAAAACTTTGAAAAGTTTGCAATCTATGGTGCCAATTTATTTGGTGAAGTTGATAAAGAACCAATTGAAGTTAGATTAAAATGGGTAACTGAAAATAGTGATAGAATTATTGCTACAGCTACAGACCCAATTAATGACCACTACTGGGATAAAGCGGACAAAGCATTCGCTTTTTTAGCATGGGCAATCGAATATAAAGCATTTGCAGAAAGTGAATTTGATGCAGATTTTATCACAACATTGCCTATTCAAGCTGATTGTTCTAATTCAGGACTTCAGCACTACAGTGCAATGATGAGAGATGAAGTAGGTGGAAAAGCTACTAATCTTATTCCATCTAATAAACCACAAGATGTTTATAATGAAGTTGCAGAAAATGTGATAGAAAAATTGGAACGTTATAAAAGAGAACCAAGACTTCCTGAAAAAAAGAAAGACAAGGTAATCGAATATAATGATGTTCTATTTGCTACTCAATGGTTAGATTATGGTATCAATAGAAAAACTGTAAAGAAACCAGTTATGTGTTTACCTTATTCTCTTACAAGATTTTCTTGTAGAAAATATTTAGAAGAACATGTTTTAAAAGAAGAACAAGATAGGGGAGCTTATAATCCTTTCAAAGAAGACTTGTTTAAAGCAACTCAATATCTAATGCCAATAGTTTGGCAATCCATAGGTGAAGTTATTGTTGGTGCAAAAAATGTTATGAAGTTTTTACAAGAAGTAAGTAGACTTGTTTCTTCTGAAAACCTTCCAGTCTGTTGGTTGACACCGAATAATTATCCAGTGCAAATGTGGAATTATGAAACTGAAAGTAAACGTGTGAAAACACGTATGGGAGATAGTGTAATTAAATTAACATTATTAACTAATACAGATAGAATTTCTAAACGTGATACTTCTCAGGCAGTGGCACCTAATTTTATTCATTCGTTGGACAGCGCTTGTTTACAGTTAGCAGTTGTTAAAGCACGTGCTGCAGGTATAGAAAACTTTTGTATGATACATGATAGTTTTGGTGTTCTTGCACCAGACTATGACGTAATGGCAGTTGCAGTTCGTGAAGCATTTTGTGAAATCTATGAAAAAGATGTTTTAGCAAATTGGGCAAAAGAAATGCACGATATGTTATCTGAAAAAAATCAAAGAAAATTTCCTAAATTGCCACCTAAAGGTAGATTGGATTTGGCTTTAGTAAAAAAATCAATCTTTTTTTGTATCTAAAAACATATCTACACATGTGCAGATAAGTACCACTATAGACATACCAAACAACAACGAACAAAGGAGTTATATATGTCTATTGAAAACACTAAGATAAGTGTCATAGGGGAAGCTATTTACCCACATTTAACAAAACCTGATGTTCGCTTCAATCAAGATGGCGAATACAAGGTAACTCTTAAAATTAGTAAATCAGACGCATCTGATATGGTTAAATTATTTGACCAAGCATTAGATGACAGTCTTGCTGATGCAGAGAAAAAAGTTAAAGGTAAACAGGTTAAAGAAGCACCTAGACCTTATACAACTGAAGGAGACAACGTCTTCTTCAAATTTAAAATGAAAGCTAGTGGTACGAACAGTAAAACTAAAGAAAAGTTTACTCAACGACCAACTTTATTTGATGCCAAGAAAAGACCAATTACTAATGGAACAGTAATTTGGGGTGGCAGCAAAATGAAAGTAGCTTACCAATTAGTTCCATATTATGTACCTGCAATTGGTGCAGGGGTATCGGCAAGATTAAAAGCATGTCAGATATTAAAATTAGTTGAAGGTAAAGATAGCGCTTCTTCTCATCTATTTAAAGAAGAAGAAGGTTATGAAACTTCAACACCGAATAATCTTTCAGAAACTAAGTCAAATGAGACCGAAGTACAAACAAGTACAGATTTCTGAAAAGATTAAGCTAAAGAGTGGGTTAGAAGAAGTTATCTTCGCTTTCCTTTCATCCGAGAACGTTTCATTTTCATATGAGACACTCAAAATAACTTTCGACCAACCCACTCAGAAGCGTACCTACACACCAGATTTTCCCATAAAGAAATCTTTTATTGTAGAAGCTAAAGGAAACTTTAATTCAGCAGATAGAAAAAAGCATAAGCTCATTAAAGCTCAACATCCTGAATATGATATTCGATTTATCTTTTCTAATTCTAAAACAAGAATAGGTAAAAAATCTAAAACAACATATGGCAAGTGGTGCGATATGTTTGGTTTCAAATACCACTGCATACAATCAACAAAACAAAATTTCCCAAAAGAATGGTTAATAGAAATAAGGAGTAAACAAGATGGCAAGACAATCCACTAAATTTATTGTGATACATTGTTCACAGACTAGACCTTCAATGGATATAGGTGCCAAAGAAATAGATAGATGGCATAGAGAACGTGGGTGGTTAAAAATAGGTTATCATAAAGTTATTAGAAGAAATGGTGATATTGAAAATGGTCGTGGCATTGATGAAATTGCTGCACATTGTAGAGAATATAATCATAACTCAATTGGAATATGTCTAGTTGGTGGTTGTGCAGAAGATAATGTTAAAAAAGAAGAAGACAATTACACTGGCGAACAATTCGAAAGTTTAAAACAATTATTAACCGAATTAGTAAAAAATTATCCTGAAGCTAAAATAGTTGGACATAGAGATTTAGATAAAAATAAATTTTGTCCAAGTATTGAAGTAAAAGAATATCTATTAAACGAAGATATTCCTAATTATAAATTTCAGGAAGAAGGCATCCTGTCTGAAGGTGATTTAAATGAATTACGTGAAGCAGGAGAAATCTGATTTTATCAGACATTCACCTTGTCCTGACTGTGGTAGCCGAGACAACCTAGCAGTATATACAAACCATACTTACTGTTTCGGTTGCCATACTCACAAATTCACAGACGAACAAGCTGCACCTGCAGCAACAACAATTAAAGCAAAGGAAAAAACAAATATGATTGAAGGTATTACTGAAGCATTACCAACTAGAAAAATTGATAGTAATACTTGTAGAATATTTAATTATGAGACTGGTTCTTATAATGGAAAACCTTGTCATATCGCTAATTACTTTAATAAGAATTACGAAAAGGTAGCACAACATGTTCGTTTTCCTGACAAATCATTTATTTGGTTAGGAGACAGTTCAAACATAACTTTATTCGGTCAACAGAATTGGAGAGATGGCGGAAGTCGAAGTAAAATAATTTTAACAGAAGGGGAAATTGATTGCATGTCAGTTAGCAAAGTGCAATCCAATCGTTTTCCTGTTTGTAGTGTTCCATCAGGTTCAGCTTCAGCAAAAAAATATATTACAAGAGAATTAGAATGGTTATCTAAATTTGAAGAAATCATTTTAATGTTTGATAATGATGAAGCAGGATTAAAAGCCAGTATTGAATGTGCAAATTTATTACCAGTCAGAAAAGTTAAAATTGCAAAACTTCAAGCTAAAGACCCAAATGAATTATTAACAACAGGTCAAGGTGCAAAAATAATTAATGCTATCTTTGAAGCTAAATCATACACACCACAAGGAATTATAAAAGGTTCTGATACAAAAGAATTATTATTAAAAGATGATTATGTTGAAAGCATTCCTTATTGTTGGAATGGTTTAAATAAAAAATTACAAGGCATAAGAATTGGAGAATTAATTTTACTTGCAGCAGGTTCAGGCACAGGTAAATCTTTAGTGTGCAGAGAATTAGCACATAATATTATTTTAAAAGGACATAACGTAGCTTACATTGCATTAGAAGAAAATGTTAAGCGAAGTATTCGTGGTTTAGTTTCAATTGGATTGAATGCACCAATACATAATCCTGAAGTCAGGAAGAAAATTCCTGAAGACAAAATTGTTTCTGAGTGGTTAAAAATAAAAGATAAAGTTTTCTTTTACGACCACTTTGGTTCCAGTGATAGTGATGATTTAATTAATCGTATTAGATATATGGTTACAGCATTAAATTGTCGCTATGTTTTCCTTGACCATATTTCCATTGTGATTTCTGGTTTACAAGAAGGAGACGAGAGAAGGTTAATAGATAATACTATGACTAGACTTCGTAAACTTGTTGAAGAACTAAAAATTGCAATGGTTGTGGTTTCCCATCTTAGAAGGGTGGAAGGAAAAACTTCACACGAAGAAGGACATCAAACTTCTCTAGCACATTTAAGGGGAAGTCATGCACTGGCACAATTGTCAGATACAGTTATTGGTTTTGAAAGAAATCAACAATCCGAAACTGAGAGCAATATTATGTATGCAAGAGTTTTAAAAAATAGACATCTTGGAGACACAGGTATTGCATCAACCTTAGTTTACTCAGAAGAAACTGGAAGATTAACAGAAGGTGAATTTGATGAATGATGCTCTATTAACAAAATTTATTTTATCTTTTTTAGTAGAAAAGGATGATTATAAAGAACTGTCTCAGCAGCAACAGCAATTGGTGTATGAGACTTGTAAAACAATAATGAAGGCAATCTATAATGCCATTAAATATGACAACGTTTATCCAGTCATAATGTGTGGTGATGTTGAAGCTAAAACAATTATAGAAAAAGCAATCAATTCAGTTTTACCAACTTTACCCAGTACAGATAAAATCACAGTATCGCTAATACATTAATCAAATGAGAAGTTTAATCGAAAGTCTCATTGATGTAGGCAGTGGTTTTATTTTAGCGATTTTAATACAGTTGCTAATTTTTCCAATTTTCGATTT